GTGATTTCACCGGTCAGCGCGCTTGGCGTCAGGCGAATGCTTTCCACATTTTCCACAAGGAACGGTCCATCATTGGCGGTATAATCCACCACAGACCACGAGTTGTTGACGCGCCGCTCAATCCGGCTTTGCCGTTGCCCATGGCAAGCACAGAACACCACGTCTGACGATTGCTGCCACCGCACCGCCTTGCACGCATCTACATCGGCCCAAGGCGTGGGAACCGTCAGAATACCAGCCGATTCAACGGAAATGCTATCAACCAAGGTTGGATAGGTGACAGATGTTGAAAACTCAACATGGAACGCCGCTGCACCCGGAGCGAAGGCAATGCTGTGCGTGCCCGTACGCAACACCGACTGCCGGAAAATGTCATCGTCGCCAGCCGTTGAACCCACACGCAGAATAACCGGACCACGCTCAATCACGATCCTAAGCGCATGGATTTTTGCTTCATCGCCCGATGTGACCGCAACCGACTGCCTGCGCCGCGCCGAGTTGAACCCAGTGCCCACCAGCGACATAAATCCGCCCGTGGCCCATGCTGACACTGCACCCGCGTCATCAGCATCAGTCCAGCCGGTCAGGTTGGTGCCAAAAGAACCGTTGCTGACTGAGGCACCCACGGCAACGCGCGACACCAAGGTATCGCCGCCATCCCAAATCCGCATCTGGCCTGCGGTCAGTTCCAAAATTGCCGTGTCTGTCGTGGAATACACGAACGGGATCAATGCCCCGTCGCCCGCGCATTCGCCGATGTATTCCAAGCCGGGCCGCACCATCATTGAGCCAAGCGTGCGCGGCATCCAGTTGGTTTGCACTTCAGCCGAAAGTGCAACGCGCGCCACATCGGTTCTGGCGACGGCCAAACGACCGATCAGACCCCGGTTGAAGATTGCAAGGACATCGCGTGTTTTGGATGGGATTGCCATTAGCCTAGAAAGCTCCGATCCCTGCGCCCAAAACGACCCTGCCGCGATCTGCTCCATGACCCATGCGGCAGGAATTTCACCCCTTCCGCCATGGCATCATTCGACTTTGCCGATTTTAGCGCATTCATTCTGTCGCGTTCGATTCTGTCGCGCTTGGCCATGGCGTTGGTGATCCGTTCGCAGGCTTCCCATGCCAGATCGCATTCGATGTATTCCTTGAACGCTTCCGGCCATGCCGCAGAGTTCAACCCATAGGCGGAGTTGTCAGAGACATACCGCACGAAAAGCGTGTCCAGATCGGTGAACCAATATCCCGCCTCGTCAACATACTGAGCGTTGATCAAAGGGCGACTGAAATATTCATCAGCCGACAATGCAGCCAACCGGCGCATATCATCCGGCTTGTCGTATGCACGGCGGAACCCGAAGTCCGGCTCTACCGTGGTAGAATAGATGCCTTCAACCGTGCGGATCGCAAAGTTCCATTCGCCCTTTTCCAGCGCCTTTTTCACCACGCGATCCGTCGAACCCCAGATGCCATCCAGCACCCGCCGGGGTTCGCGGTTTTCCGTCAGTGACGCCAGTTCGCGCGAGCCGAGACGCCGCAGCGCCCCGTTATAGAGCGCGAGCTTGACATCCGACGAAACGGTCATATCAGGCCATCTCTTTCATGTGCGAAGCCATCCACAACGCGGCGGCTTCTTTCGTCTCAATGCCGTCTTTCAGCACTTCGCCGGTTTCCTGCTTGACCACGCCCCATTTGGCGCGACCACGAAACGCGACTTTGTAAGCGCCGATTTCTTCGCAGACGGCCTCGCCCAATTGCACCAGCGACAGTTGCTGCACCGTCGCCTCTACCTTGGCAGAAGCCCGCACGATCAGATGCGAACGCCATGCGCCGTCTTCGGGAATGACAATGATTTCATCGCCGGGGCGCAGCGTTGAAGCCACGTTTGACCAATAGCCGGGGGCCAGCAGTTCAGCCGGATCAACCCCAACTTCGGGCATAAAATGATAGACCACGCGCGCATGATCGGCAGGGAGAAGCCGAAGCGGTTTTCGTGCCATGTTGATTCCCATTCAGATGAGGAAAGGCGGCGAGTTTCCCCGCCGCCCACTTTGTCAGTCGGTATCGGTTGCCGTTACGGCCAACCCATCCGAAACGTCCACACCGCCAGAAGCGGTTGCGGCGTTGACGATCATCAACTGCATCGACAGCGGGGAAGCGTCCGTATCAACCTGAATCAACAGATCGCCGGAGCGCATCCCGAGGTCATAGCCGTTGGTGAAGTAACCGGCGACACGAACCAAAGTGGCCGCGTCAACCGAGCGATAGAACCAGATTTTATTCTGGCCGTTCATGCCGCCTTCAATGACGAGGACGGGCGGGTTTGTCGTTGCATAAGCCATGGATCAAGCCCCCACATATGCCGAGCCATCGTGGTTCATCACCACAACGCCCGTGTTTTGCAGGAGTGCCGAACCCATGTAGACGCTTGCGCGGCAATACGAGTAATCCTGCTCTTCTTCGTATCCAATCGCCGTGGACATGCCGCCGGTGTTGGCCGCATGGCCGATTGCCGACTTGTGGAACATGAAGCACTTTTCCGCGTTGGTGCCGACGCCGGGAACGCTCGGGTGAACGATCCAGTTGATGTCGAGCCAGCGCCGGGCCTTCGGCTTGTCGGTCCAGCCGTTGCCACCTTCCATCGGCTTCAGATTCACATAATCCGCCGAGGAATAGGAGGCGATTTGAAGCAGGTACGCTTCAAAGGCCGGGGAAACCACCGCCATGATGTTGTTGTCCCACGGGACGCCAGCAATCTGAAGGATGGTCTTGGACTTCAGCACCAAAGCCAGCGAAGCAGTCGTCGCTGTGGACGTGTCCACAGTGCCGGTGTTCAACTGGGTCAGGATGTCCTGATCCATTTTGCGGTTGATCACGCCCATGGTCGTTTTCTGCATGATCGCGCGCTGGTTGCCCTGCGATGCGAAGATGTTGAAGCCCGACTTGCGCACCAGATCGTGCCATTCCGCTAGGGTGGCAGAGGTCTGGGTCAGGTTGTCGGCGCGCGACGGGATCATACCGTTGACGCCGCGCGTGGTCGCGGTTGCCCCGCCGCTGTCGGCGACGAGAAAGGTTGCGGTGTTGCCGTTGATGACGGCCTCAGTCGTCACAGCATCGCGGAGAAGCGACTGGCCCTGTTCAAAGCCAGCAATGAATTCTTCGCGATACTGCGTCTTGAAAGCAGTATCTGCCATTGGTTTGCCTCATATCTGAGAGTTTCAGGGGAGAGGCACGGCCAATTCTGGTTGTCCTTGCGGTTGCCTTGCGGGTTGCCTTTCGGGCCGCTCTGGCTATTCAAGGGGCGTCGTTGTCGTGCTATTTGCGCAGCTTTTCCTGCGCAGAGAGAAGAACGCGAAATCGCTCCTGCATCTTCTCGTCTTTATCGTAGATGTGGCGGTTTTCCCGCATCACCTTCCGAATTCCATTCAGTTCATCTTCAACAACGCTCAGTTGCGAAGTGCCTGCTCCGGGGGCAATGAACCCTGCCGGGTTGGCCTCTTGCGCAAGGCTGGCAAGCCATTTCAGCGCGGTTGGGTTGTTGCCCAGCAATGTCCCATCCGAAAGCCTTGCACCCATCAGAAGGCCCTTGAGCGGGCTGCCGTCATCTGTTGGCGGGGCGGCATCAAGGAACGACATGATCGAGTTGACGTTGCCGCGATATTCTGCGCCCCATTCAGCCCGAAGCGCATCCTCTGCCGATTGCTTGAATACCTTGTCAGCATCAGCTTGAGCAGCGGCGGCGATATCCTGTTGCCGGTAGTACCAATCCAGCGTCTTCGCCACAACTTCCGGCGAGGCATTGGCTCCGTGAACCTCTGCGAGATAGCCTTCCAACATGGGCTTGTCGTCGTCGCCGATCACCAGACCGGACGGCAGCTTTTCCAGATAGCCATCGGGCTTTTCGGGAATGCCGTTGTCCTTGCGCCATGCCGCGATCTGTTCTGGCGTGGCATCCGCCGGAAGCTTGGCCTTCACGTCGCCCGAGGACAGCTTTTTTTCCAACTCACGGTTGGACTTGTAAACATCGACGGGGCTGCGGAACCGATCCAGCCGCTTGCGTTCTTTTTCATCGCCGCCCGCCATCAGATCGCGCCAGTCTTCGCGCCAATCCGGGGCAACAACGTTGTCTTCACCGCCAGCGATGGTATCAGCGCCTGCAAGTGTGTCTTGGCCTGCGAGCGTATCGGCACCCTGCACCGTGTCTTGATCCGCTACTTGTCCTGCCGGGTTGTCCGCTGCCGGGGCCGGGGTTACAGTATCAGCCATCTTTGCTCCTGAGTTTCGCCACCAAGTCCGGCGGCATGTTGATCATCTTGACGATCTGCATTCCAACGTGTCGCTTGCCTTCAGCGAACGCCGTTTCCCGTTCCCCGCCCGCATCGTTTGACCGGAACGAAAGTTCATATGTTTCCGCTGCGGCGTTGATGATCCAATCAAGCGCGCGGCGTTGCTGCGATGGATCAGCAATGCCCTGAAACACTGCCTGCAAAGCATAGATGTCCGTCACATCGTACCGGGCCGGTAGCCACGCAGGGTCGCGCCTCTTCACATCACACCCAGCGACTGACTGGCCCGGCCCAGCGTTTCAGCCACATCCGCGCCTTGTTGCATGGTGCCGAGCAACTGCGCGGCCTGAGCCTGTGCCGCCTGTGCATCTTCTGCGGCCTTCACATCTTCAGGCGAGCGCAGCCATTTGGCCGGGGCACCGATGCCATTCAACACGTCACGCAGGGTTGCCTTGAAGTCCATGATCTGGACCGCAGCCGGATCAATCGCCGTGGCTTCGGCAATCATAGCCTTGGCCTCAAGGAACTTCTGGCCTTTCTGGCGTTCGATCATCTGCGCCAGAGGCGATTCAAACGCGAACGTGGTTTCCTGACCGCGAATGGACGCCGGGATGTTGTCCGGCGGGCCAAATCCGCCTGCTTTCAGCATCGTATCGAAGGTGATGTCGCAGAGCGTGGCGTTGTAGTCGTTTTCCATCGGCTCGAACAGCGGCAGAGCATTGCGGATGTATTCCTGCACCCGCTGGCCGACCTCATAGGCCGTCATGTCACGCCCTTCCGCAGGCGGCATCGACAGCGTATTGAGGTAGAACGCCTCGCGCAGCATCTTTGCGGTACGTTCGGAAAGATCCATGCCGAAAGACAGACCAGACTTGTCTTGCGACAGCGGGCGAAGCACCTCACCCAGCCGTTCATCATACTCCGCATCAACCGCCGTGAACCCGCCAGCATATACGTTCAGATCGCCGCGAATGGCTTCCGCCACACCGACCATGGGCGGGTTGGCAGCGCGTTCACCAGCGTCAAGCAGCGAGAGTGTCATCGCCTGCAACAACCGCGCATCCGGCAGGGCAATCAGCGATGCAGGGCTGTAGGCGTACTGCGAACCGGAAATCGTGGCCCAACGCGGGATGGTGTAAATCTGCGTCCACGAGCCGCGCTCTTCAAGGATGGACTGGTTTTCGCAGTCAATGAACAGCGACACCCATGGCTGGCGAAACTTGGTGCCGGTATATTGGTCAGCGCGGATCACGCAATGACGCACAAGCACCTTTTCATGCGGTTCTTTTTCACGCCGCTCAGTGACTTTAGCATGCACCGTTGACGGGAAGGACTGGCACAACTCTTCAATGGTCGGTTTCCAGTTGCGGTGAATTTCCCCGATCTGCCCGTAGCTGTCTTCGGCCCAGGCCGTGTCCCGCAAATGCCAGCAGCGATAGAGCAGCGTGTTATCACGGCGGTTCAGTTCGGTCGTGATGACCGCCCCGCCAAATGCAGCAAAATCGTGGTCAGCCTCTTTCGTTGCCCGCGTGAAGAGCGACTTGCGATCATACATCGCGCGGCGCTGTGCGTTGGTCGCGGATTCAAGCCACTTGCGCGCCTCGTGGTCAATCTGGTCGTTTTCGTCCTCACGCCCGGCCTTGACGTGAAACCATGGCTGGCCCTTTGGTCGCAGCATGGAACCCAAGGAGTTGCCAAGATCGCGCCGCACCATAGACGGATAGCCGGTTGTCAGGTGATCCGCCCAATCCTCGCCCAAAGACCGCGTAACCGTGAAGTCAGCCCGCTCAGGGTAGAAGTGGTCAGCGATATCTTGATTCCGGCTGTCCAGTGGTGATTTCTGCGAGAACAGGCGATCACCACGCGAGACAATGGAACGGGCGTCAGTGTGCAGCATCACCCGCCCAACGTTTCCCGACCGCCAGCCGACAGGATGGTGGACTGAGCGCCGCTTGATTTTGTCTCGGTCGCCACGCGCTTGCGACGTGCCGCTGTAGTCTGCGTTTCATCCGGCATGGGCGTGGGTTTTGCCACTTCCGGCATCTTGGGGGTTTTGAAAAGTCCAGAAATGATGTATACTCCTTATATGAAAGAGAAAAACCTCATCGCCATTGGCGACAGATTCCACTCACTGACTGTTATCGGTCGGTTAGGATCGCGTAGCGGCAAAAGCCTTTGGGCCTGCCTTTGTGACTGCGGCAATCAATCTGAAGTCCTAAGCATCGGGCTTACGGCTGGCACAACCAAATCTTGCGGATGCCTTGTTGGGCGCAAACGGATATCCATTGGCCAAGTGTTCGGGCGACTGACTGTGCTCGAACGCCTCGGGTCTGACGGCACCAAAACTGTGTATCGTTGCTCCTGCGAGTGCGGCAACACGTCAGAGCATACCAGCGCAAACCTGAACAAAGGCATTACTCAATCTTGCGGCTGCTTGTGTAAGGAAAAGGTCAGCGCGGCAAAATGGAAACATGGACATGGGCACCCTAACCGCCGCAGCCGCACCTACTCATCTTGGACCGCAATGCGAGAAAGATGTCTCAACCCAAAGAACAAACGCTACCCAGACTGGGGCGGTCGCGGCATCACTATTTGCGAACGATGGAACGACTTCGCCTTATTCCTGCAAGACATGAGCGAAAAGCCAGATGGCACAAGCCTAGATCGCATTGACAACGACGCAGGCTATAGCCCCAGCAATTGCCGATGGTCGACGCCAAAAGAGCAGGCCAACAACCGCCGCAACCGCAAGGCCAAAACCACCTAGATCAAATCCCCCGGTTGCTTGACGGTTTCGGTGCTGCCGCCCGGACCCGCGATGGGCTTCTGTTCGGGCTTTTCCGCAGGTTTCGGTTTGCGTGCCATCATTTTCTCCGTGCGTTTGCGTGGCTCTGGACAACCTTGATGGTTTTCCTACCGCCGCCCGATCCGCTGAATTTCCGCCATTCGTTGCCGTGGGTCATAAGCTTAGGCCCGTAGGCGTTCGCCATGACAACCGCATCGCCCTTGTCCGGTGATCTACCGAGGCGGGCCACAACGTCATCTTTCGCTTCGATCTTCACGCCGCGCGCTGTGATTTCATATCGCGGGGCCGTCAGATCGCTCACCAGTTCAGGATCATCCGGCAGAGCAATCGCCGATCCACCATCCTGCGCCGGGTCAAGCGCTTCACGCAGCCGCCAATAAGCCTCAGACCGCTTGTTGAAGAAGCCGAATTGCTGATCTGCCGACCTGCGCGCCGATGCCTCTGCACCCTTGTGGCTGATGATACCTTCAATGCCGTTGTCGCGCAGGCGCATCAGCGTTGCACCGCCATAGCCGCCGCCCATGTCCAAGACGATAGTGGCATTGCTGCGCCGGTTAGCGATGATAAGCCCGGCCACTTCATTGCCAGTTGGGGTCTCAGACCCCGGAAACACCATGGCCCGCGCAAACCAGCCATCAAACCGCGCCTGCAAGATCGTCTGATCCGCACCGCCTTGTGCGATGTCAGCCGCGATTGCACTCATTGGCGCATGGGCTGGCGGTTGATCCGTCCACCTGGCTTGCGCTTCCCTGATCCATTGCGTCGGGATGGCCTGCCAAGGATCGTCAATCCGCGCCAGCATGAAGTTTCCATCACGCAGAGCGGATCGCATCGGCTCAGGAAGGCTATCGAGTTGTGCCTGATACTGGCTGTCATGCGTCAAGAAAGGATTGTCGCGCAGCGCCGCCGGAATGAACGTGCGGCTCTTCGGTATACTCGGTTCGGCTTGACCGGGGAACTGGTGCCACTCAGGCCCATCAACCTCCATGTCATTGCCGTCAGGATCAGTCAGAAACCACCGCAATTCGCCCGGCCCGGCTGGGTTATGGTGTGTCAAGTCCAGCCATGGACGAAACATGCCGATCAGGTAATCACCTTGCGATTCCAACGGCGGGTTGGATGCAAGAACCGTCCGCGTGCGCTGCCCCTCTACATCAGAGCGCACCCACGCCATGAGCATTCTGATTTGGCTTTCCATAAATTGCGCGGCTTCATCAACGCCGAGGAAGTCGCGCGCATTGCCTTGGAACTTCTGCCAGTCGTCCTTCGATGCCAGCCCGCCGAACGTAATCTGCTTGCCTTCTCCAAACCGCAGCTTTTGCGGCACCGACCCGTTGAACCCGTCGCGGGTGCCGTGGATCTTCAGCACCTCGTCAATGATCGGATCAAGGTCGCCGACTTGACGCCGCACGATCAACGACCGCCGATGCTCTTCTAGCGCCAGCCCGGCCAGCAGCGTTGATTTTCCGCCGCCAGCAGAACCGCCATAGAGCAGCACATCGGCTTTGCAGAAATATGCCTCAGTTTGCGGCCCCGGTGATGGAATGAACTTCCGCCCAGCCGTTGCCTTCAGTGCTGCGTCTTCAACCTCTTTTCGTGCATCTGGCGGCAGCGCGTTCAGCCGCGCCAGAATGTCGTCAAGTTGCATCAGGCCGGATCAGGAAACGCGCACATCAGAACAAGCGCCCGTGCCGCAGCTTGGTTGACCGGCACCGCGCCAGTACCAGACCGGACCTTGATGAAGTTGGTGCCCGCAAAGTTTTCTTGGCTCAGCGACAGGAAAATCCCGGCAGACGTTGTCAGGGAATATTCCCCCGCCGATGTGTGCAGGTTGTAG